AACTACCGGCGACCAGCCAGACTTCAACCAGTTTCTAATAGACCAAGGCTTTGACCCTGAGAGAGTAGAGATCTATGGTCCTGTTAGAACTTCACGCTGGCAACAGCGAGAGGGTGGGGACTGGCTGGTCAGCTGGCGGTTCAACTTCCGCAACAAGACAGAGGCAGACATTGACTTGCCAACGCTTTATGCCCAGGCGAGGCGAGCAGTCAAAGTTGCAAAGCCAAAAGAAAAGAACGACAAAGCTGTTGTTGTCTGTTGGTCAGATGCTCAGACAGGTAAAGCAGGGGACATCAGAGGTGGAACCCCTGAGCTAATTGAACGCATTGCAGAAAAGCAAGCAAGGCTAGATGACTACCTCAAACAAGAAAAGCCAGACCACATCTACTTCCTAAATGTCGGTGACAGCATCGAGGGCTTTGAGTCAGGTGGAAACCCCAATAGGACCAACGACCTAAGCCTGATGCAGCAGGTTGACCTTGAGGCAACATTCGAGTGGGAAACCCTAAAGCTACTTGCCAAACACGCACCGATAACAGCAGCCTCAGTCGGATCTAATCATTGTGCCTGGAGAGCTGGCAAGCTCAAGCTCGGCACTCCAACCGATGACTGGGGCATCCACATCCAGCGACAGCTTGCAAGGTTAGCTCAAGAGATAGGTCTGCCGGTTAGATTCTTTGAGCCACAGGCCAACGATGAATCACTTGCTCTAGATGTTTGGGGCGATAACCAGATGATCCTTGGGCTAGTGCATGGACACCAAGCAGCTCGACCTGATGGCATAGTCCAATGGTGGCGTAATCAGTCGCATGGCAACCAGCCAGTCAAAGATGCTGACATCCTGATTCACGGCCACTTCCATCACCTAACTGTCAAAGAGTCAGGCAGACGCAACGACCACAGCCGATGGGTTATCCAATGCCCAACACTCGATGCTGGTTCAAGCTGGTACAGGCTTGGGATGGGTGGCGATGACTCTGATCCAGGCTTGCTTGTATTCCCATTAGTCAAAGGTCAACACTTTACTGGGACTGTTTATAAGCTATGAAAATCGGCAGCCTATTCAGCGGTTATGGCGGTCTTGACTTAGCTGTATCAAAGGTGACAGGGGCAACAGTAGCTTGGCATTGTGAGTGGGAAGATGCCCCTAGCAAAGTCCTTGAGGCTAACTTTCCTGGTGTGCCTAACTATCGAGATGTATCACAAGTTGACTGGCACTCAGTAGAGCCTGTTGACATACTTACAGGGGGATTCCCTTGTCAGGACTTATCACTAGCTGGCAAGCGAGCCGGACTACAAGAAGGAACTCGATCAGGTCTGTGGTCAGAGTTTCACAAAGCAATAGACATACTCAGACCATCACTTGTCGTAATTGAAAATGTTAGGGGTTTACTAAGTGCAAAAGCAGATAGCGGTCTGGAATACGGACCTGAAATTATGGACCAAGCCGAACGAGGTGCTGTTCTCCGAGCACTTGGAGCTGTACTCGGGGACTTGGCCGACATCGGGTATGACGCAAAATGGCGTGGCATACGAGCTTCCGATGCAGGTGCACCACATCAACGCTTCCGAGTGTTCATCACTGCCTACCCATCTGGGGGGGGGGGCAGAGCCTACCAACGCCAACAGTAAGTGACCAATACACAGGCAACCTTGCAAGCACACAACAAAAGCCAGGCTCAATGCACTCAGTCACTTTGGCTCAGGTATTTCATAAGCCTGAGTTATTTCCAACACCAACAACACAAGATAGCTCTGGTCAATGCAGAGATCATGGTGGTGACTTACTTCACGAGCTAATCTGTGGTTGCCCAAGGTCAGATAGAAAGGAAACATTGTTGCGAACACCAGCAGCAAGCGAAGGTGAACGAGGTCATCAGCCAGCATCAAAGGCTAAGGCTCGAGGTGGACAGCAGACACTTAGCGGTCAGTTTATGGATCTATTCCCTACACCTCTTACATCAGACTATAAAAACGCTAGACCTAGCGAGGGCTATGGACCTAACCTGCCTCTAATTGCAACACACTTGTTTCCTACGCCTATGGCAAGTGAAGGCACAAAAGCACCCTCACAGCAGACAAGTGCAACCAAGAGCAAAACTGGTCAGGTGTGGCTCAGTAATGTAGCCAAAGACCTTGAGCCGTTGTTGGGAACCCCAAGAGCTAACGCTGCTAATTCATCGAGCAAACAAGTAGAGCTAGGTGCACCCAAGTCAAGGCTTGAGGATCAAGTTCACACTGACTGGGGTAAGTTTGAGCCAGCCATCGCCTCAGCTCTAAGTTCACAGAGTGGATGATGGGGCTACCTGATGGCTGGATAACAGGACATGATCTAAAGCGTAATGATGAGCTAAAGCTTGCAGGTAATGGAGTAGTGCCACAGCAAGCTGAGTTAGCCCTTAGACTTTTGCTTGACTTGCCAGAGAGAGATAAATGACCTACCAAATACTGCATGGCAACAACCTAGATGTGCTGCCAACCCTAGCCGACAACAGCATTGACTCAATAGTCACCGATCCACCATACGAGCTTGGCTTTATGGGTAAGAAATGGGACTCATCAGGTATCGCTTATTCTGTTGAACTCTGGCAACAATGCCTAAGAGTGCTAAAGCCAGGTGGATACCTACTTAGCTTTGGTGGCACTCGCACCTATCACAGGATGGTTGTTGCAATTGAGGATGCTGGCTTTGAAATTAGGGACATGATTAGCTGGATAAGCAACAAGACTTTTCCTAAGTCACTCAACATTGGCAAGGCGATTGACAAGGCTGCCGGTGCTGAAAGAAAAGTCATTGGTAAACACTCTGCCCCTGCTGGTAAGTCAGCAGTAATGACTGGAAGTAGAACTGTCACCGAGGCAGGTTTCTGGGCAAGAGGCGATACAGATGTTGACATAACAGCCCCAGCGACTGATGAAGCTAAACAATGGGATGGTTGGGGCACAGGACTAAAGCCAACAGTAGAGCCAATAGTTATGGCTCGCAAACCAGTCGAGGGAACAATCGCAAACAATGTGCTGACCTATGGGACAGGTGGGCTAAACATAGATGCCAGCAGGATAGGGACAGACGAAAGAATAAATCCGTCTGCAAGCAATACAGATAGAGAAGCTTGGCGTATGAACACATCTGAAACAAAAGGTCGGATTGCTGAGGGCAGATGGCCAGCAAACATCATCCTTGACCCTGACACAGCAGAGCTACTCGATGAGCAGAGTGGACTACTAAGGCTGGCTGTTGGGCCAAAAGTAAAGATTGGTTCTTTTGATTTTGCACCTGGTCAAGAATCAAAGGGCTCAAAGATGATTCAAGGCAAAGAGGTAAAGGGCGGAGCATCTAGATTCTTTTATGTAGCTAAAGCATCAAAGCGTGATAGGAACGAGGGGCTTGAGATTACAAACAACCACCCTACAGTCAAGCCAACAAGCCTTATGGAATACCTAATCAAGCTAGTCACCCCACCTAACGGCACAGTCCTAGATCCGTTTACTGGCTCAGGCTCAACAGGCAAGGCAGCAATCTTGCAGGGCTTTGACTTTATCGGGATAGAGATGACCGAGGAATACTTGCCAATCATTGAGGGCAGATTGAAACACGCTGAGGCTATGTTCGCTGAGGCTAAAGAACAAGAGCAAAGAAAAGAAACCGAGGTGCTGTTCTAATGCCAGCCTACGATTACAAGTGCAACACCTGTGACCTAACTATGACAATCCTCAGAGGGATAACAGAGGATGAGCTAAAGCCAATCTGTGTCAAGTGCAAGGCAGAGATGGTACGCACCTACGACTCAGCACCAGCAATACAGTTCTTAGGAATTGGTTGGGGCAAGGATGGGTAGGTTTCCTAAGCCATGCCTAGTCTGTGGTGCATTGACACAAGGCTTGAGCAGATGTCAACAACATCAGGCTGAGTGGCAGACACTAGAGAACCTTAGACTGCAAGAGATGAAGGCAAGACGACCTAACCTCTATGACAGTCAGTATCGTAGGAAAGCAAAAGCAATTCGAGAATCAGCTTTGTTTTGTCACATCTGTAAAGAGCCTGGCAGACCCAATGACCCCTTTACTGCTGACCATCTGATTGCAGGAGATCCAAACAGCCCTCTAGCAGCCGCTCACAGGTCATGCAACTCACGCAGAGGGAACAAGCCACTTGTCTAGGTA